CCATCAACAGATGCAATAGAAAGTACTCTTGTAGAGCGATACATTAATACTTCCTATGATATTGTTAAAAAGGTATCAAATAATATGGTTTCCGTACTTGCATTAGCGGAATTCATTGATTCAGATGATTTTGATTTAGTTCTCACAGCTACTACCGAAACTGCAAATAATGTAGTTATAACTAATGCTGACGTAGTTTTAACCAATGCTGATGTGATATCGACTACTGCTGATGTAGTTTTAACTGCTGCTGATGTACTTGCTACTGTAGCTAGTGCAGCAGCTGCTCTTGTTAGTGAAAATGCAGCAGCTGCTTCAGCAGCTAGTACCAATCTACCTAACCTGACATCTAATGATGTTGGTAAGATGATTAAGATTAACGCTGCATTTGATGGGTATGAATTTGCTGTAGGTATTGATGATAATGCTAGTTCTATAGCTATAACAATTGATGTTAATGAGAATATTGGTTTTGGTATTGATTCTCTCGCAGCATGGACTTCTGCATATATTGCTTTACAAGTAGGAGGTACTGGAAGTCTTTATGCAACTAAATCCCAATCTGTAGGAGCTTCTGTTTTTTTTGGTCAAAATATTTATGTAACAGGTCCTACTAAATATTTGATAACAGATGAAGCATCTCTATATAAACAAATCAATGGTACCCATCTCTTTTATGTTGCTCCATTAGGCACCGCTGGTGATAATATTTCTTGGATTACTGCATTAACTATTGCTAATAATGGATCAATATCAGGTATAGCTATTAAAGATGAAGATGATATGGAATCTGATAGTGCAATACATCTTTGTACACAACAATCTATTAAAGCTTATGTAGATATTTTACAGCCCTCTTTGGTTGCAAGTACTGATTATATACTTGGTGTTGCATCTGGGAGTACTAATGCAGCATCTTATACTAAATTTCGTGAATTCTTACTTGGTCAAGCAGGAACTATAAAAGTTTCTTTTGAAATGGCTGTACAATCAACTGTTTCAGGTACATCTTATGGTAGAATTTATAAAAATGGTTCTCCTATAGGTACAGAAAGAAGTACTACGATTGGTACATATACTACATATGTGGAAGATATATCAGTAATCGCTGGAGATTTAATACAATTATATATATATCACAGTACAGGTGGAAGATTAACGCTAATAAAAAATTTCAAATTCGGTTGCATAAACTTTGTTGGATCCCATCTTATATATACTGATTCATAATTATTTTCTATATAATTTAATTTTTATTATAATGATTTTTAGTCTATGATGTGGATAATGATTCTAACAAAGAAATATTTGATACTATAAACTATCAAATTATTGGATTGAGGGCTTTACCTGATCTCAATACAATCATTTAATTCAGGTAATAAGACTAGCAATGCTACTTATAAATGGAGAAGCAACTATGCAAATTAATGTTAAAACTGAAATTTTGGATTATGATCTAAAAGCTATTCCGATCAGTCCAGCTACCAAAATCGATGGTGTTGAAGTGCCGGCCGTAAATATGACAATCGGCAGTATGATGATTCAGTCTCTGAATAATCCTACCGAAGCAGATAAAAACCTAGCTGCTGCTGACAAAGTACATCGTGCTGTTGTCTCCCAGGATGTACACCGGGCTATGAAAGAAGGTGAATCAGGTATTGTTGATATTGATGCCAAGTTTATTGGTGAAATGAAAGAGTTAATGAATATCTTTTATGCCCCACTGCCTTTAATGCGAGCATTTGAAATTCTGGAACCAAAGCTAAAAGAAATTGAAAAAACCCAGTAAATAATAACTTCATGCCCTTAGAAAACTTACTAAGGGCATGAATTTTACTTAGGACTATTTATGATATTTATTAGTGCAGGACACCATCAAAAAGCTAAAGGTGCTTCATACAAAAATATTGCTGAATTTGATGAAACAGTTCTTTGGCAAAAAAAGATAGCAATGTACCTAGATCCGGATACATTTATTCTGGTTCCTTCTGGTCGTTTAGGTGATAAAATTTGTTTTATTAATGAGCAAATTTTAGCTTCTTCGTCTGGTCCACATATTGCAATCGAAATTCATTTTAATATGGCTTGGAAAGATACAGATGAAGATGGTGAAGTGGATATAGATGAATATCTTGGTAGAGGTTCAGAAACTCTTTATTATCCAAATAGTCATAATGGTAAACATCTTGCTGAAATGCTCCAAGCAAAGCTTAGTATTATCTATGGCCCTAATCGTGGCGCCAAAGAAGGTTGGTATCAAATGAACCCTGCTAAGGGTCCTGATCGTTTCTTAAGTAAAACTAATTGTCCTGCTTTAATTATAGAACCGGAATTTATTCACAATTATGAGAAAATTGTAGAAGGAAGACTTGCAGGATGCAAAATTATTGCTGACACACTTAAAACAATGATGTATGGGGACTAAGTAATGTCAGAGAAAAAAGCAATAACCGCAGATGAATTAAGAAATCTTGTACAAGCAGGTGTTGAGCGAGAAAAACTTAGTATTTTAATTCAGGATTTTAAAGATAATAAAACTGAGCAATCAGATAAATTAATGTCAATTGATAAAAATATTTCTGATATTTATCGATTGATTAGGCAAATGCCAGCAACAATTAATACTTGTCGTGATGAGATTGAAAAAGACTTTCATAAAGAACTTGATAAGCATTATGTAACTGAGAGTCAATTAAAACTTCTGGCTATTGAATTCAATGGTAAAATTGATACTGTTACAAATACTGTCACAAATAGATTTAAATGGACTACTGGTTTAATTGTCACATTTGTTGGAACAATACAATTTTTAACGACTATGTGGTACTTGGGATTACAGATTAATAAATTAACGACTGGTGGTTAATTATGAATTTTGGAAAAATACTTAAAAGTATCGGAGGTCCATTACTTGGTGTAGCCTCTGCATTTATTCCTGGTGGGCCTGCTGTATTGAAGGCGATTAATCTGGTATTGCCTGAAGATAAGAAATTACCTGAAACTGCTACTGGTTCTGATATGCACCAGGCAGTTAATAATCTTACTCCAGAAGCCCGATCTTCCTTAATGGAAAAAGAACTTGACGTTGAAATTGCTGAAATCAATTCCTGGACCAGTATCCAAGAAGCTCATGCGATAGCTGATGCTTCTGGTTCTAGTTGGCGTCCCTTTATCGCACTTATGATGGCATGGTTCATTGTAATAGCCAGCAGTTTCATGGTTATTATCTGGGTAATGGCGGTACATGGTAATGATGTTGAAACATTAAAAGTTATCAAGGACTCTTGGCCTTACCTACTGGCCTTGTTCGGCTTACCCACTGAATTATTACGCGCATACTTTGGTATGCGTACCAAAGAAAAGAAAGCTCGTTACAGTACTGCTGCTGGCCAACCTGATGGAGCAGTTGCTAGCTTTATCAAAGCAAAGTGGGGTTCTTAATCAATGAGTAAACATTGGATTCAGGATGCCATAAAACAGCCTGGTGCTTTGAAGAAGCAGCTGGGTATTTCTAAATTTAAACCAATTCCTGCTAATATATTAAATAAGGCAGCCAAAAAAGGTGGTAAGCTCGGTCAACGGGCAAGATTAGCAAAGACTCTTAAATCATTTAATAGGTAGATATTATATGAAACTGGATACAAAAACATTATCAGGTTTCTTTGGTGATTTTAAAACTATATGGTTTGGTGTTGTTCTTATGGTGACCGGAGCTGCTTGGGCAGGTGATACTCGTTGGCTTACATTAGCAGATGCTAGTATTATTGTTGTACAGATTGAATTAACTAATATGCAACAACGTGTAGAGGAATTGGAAATCGAAAAAATTTACGTCGATGATCCAAAGAAACTGAAAATGATTGATGCTTTAATTAATATTAAAAAATCAAAAATGGATGCTCTTATTAAAAAGCATTCACTTATACAGTAAAGTAGGAGAAAATCATGGCTAATAAGCAACGCAAATTAAAACCAGATATTTTAGGTACTGGTATTGCATCTGGAGCTGCTAAACTTTTAGGCACTGCTCAGCAACGAATTGATGCTGCAGTTGCACGAGCAACTGGTGGCGTAATCAGAAAGACAAAGAAGAAGTAATAAGTATCTAAAGAAGATATTTTTATTTTTGTTTAAAAGGATACGTTAATGTCTGCACAATATGAGTTAGAAAAGAATACTGTTGAAGTGGATGATGAAGCTAACCAGGAGGTTAACTTTACTCAGTGGGCCAATGAGCCCACCATTCGTAATCTTGCACAAGATTTACAGGATGCAAAACCTGCTCATGCTTTACAAGTTAGCAAAGTTAATAGATGGCTAGATAATTTAAATATTACTGGTACTGCTAAACTTAAGAAGCGTAGTGGTAGATCATCTATTCAGCCTAAATTAATCCGTAAGCAAGCAGAATGGCGTTATGCATCTCTTAGTGAACCTTTTCTTAGTACTGAAGATATTTTTAATACAGCACCTGTTACTTACGAAGATAAAAAAGCAGCCATTCAAAATGGTTTAATTTTAAATAGCCAATTCAATAATAAGATTCAGAAAATAAAGTTTATTGATGAATATATCCGTGCTGCTGTTGATGAAGGTACTGTAATTGTACGTATTGGTTGGAACTATGAAGAAGAAGTTACTCCAATAATAGTTCCTGACTTTGAGTTACATCCATCACAGGATCCTCGTGTACAACTTAAGTTTCAGCAGACACATCAAGAAATGCAGCAGAATCCTGCAGCATTTGATGAACTGGAACCTAAAGCACAAGAAATTCATCTAGCTTCTATGAAAGCAGGCGTTGTTCTTGAACAGATTCAAATTGGTGAACATGAAGAAGAGAAAATTACTGTACTAAAAAATCATCCTACAGTTGATGTATGTGATCATAATAATCTTGTGATTGATCCAACTTGTGAAGGTGATTTAAATAAAGCTAAATTTATTATTTATAGTTTTGAAACTTCCCTTGCTGAATTACAACAAGATGGTAAATATAAAAACCTGAACAATATTAATATTGGCTCCTCTTCTATTTTAGCTGAAGCTGATCATGAGAGTCAGGATGATTCCTCATTTCAGTTCTCAGATAAACCACGTAAGAAATTCGTGGTATATGAGTATTGGGGTTTTTGGGATATTGATAATAGTGGAGTTGTAAAACCTATTGTTGCTTCTTGGGCCGGTAATACTTTAATTCGTTTGGAAGAGAATCCTTATCCGGATCAGAAACTACCATTTATTTCAGTACAGTATTTACCTGTACGTAAATCTATCTATGGAGAGCCTGATGGTGAACTCCTGGAAGATAACCAGAAGGTAGTTGGTGCGGTTACCCGGGGCATGATTGATATCATGGGTCGTAGTGCTAATGGTCAGGTTGGCATCCGGAAGGATGCTTTGGATGTAACAAATAAACGTAAGTTTGATAAAGGTATGGATTATGAATTCAATGCCATTGTTGAACCAAGAAATGCATTTTATATGCATACCTTTCCTGAGATTCCTCGTAGTGCTGAATTTATGCTTAATCAACAAAATGCAGAAGCTGAATCAATGTCAGGTGTAAAGTCATTTTCTCAGGGTATTTCTGGACAAGCACTTGGTGCCACAGCTACAGGTATTCGAAGTGCATTAGATGCCACGGCTAAAAGGGAACTTGGTATTTTACGTCGTTTGGCTCAAGGTATTAAGGATATTGGTCGTAAGTTTATTAGTATGAATGCTGAATTTTTGGACGAAATTGAAATTGTTCGTATCACTAATGAAGAATTTGTTGAAGTTCGTCGTGATGATTTAGCTGGTAAACTTGATATTACTTTATCAATTAGTACTGCTGAATCTGATAATGAAAAAGCACAAGAACTTGCATTTATGTTACAAACTACTGGGCCAAGCACTGATCCTGCTGAAGTACGTATGATTCGAGCTGAAATTGCTCGTTTACGTAAGATGCCTGAATTGGCGAAAAATATTGAAAATTATAAACCAGAACCTAATCCATTAGCTGTTGCTAAAGCTCAATTAGAAGTAGAATTACTTAAAGCACAAGTTGCTAATGAACTTGCAAAAGCGAAAGAGAACGAAGTTGATGTTGGTCTTAAAACTGCCAAGACAGCAACTGAAGAAGGTAAGGCTCGTAAGTTACATAGCGAGTCAGATCAGAAGGACCAGGACTTCTTGGATAAAGAATCAGGTGGTGAACGGAACCATGAATTAGATAAACTGGATCATGCCCGAGCTACTGACCTAGATCTGAAGGCTGCAGATAGTTTGCTGCAGTCTGATGATGATGCAACTGAGCAGAAGGCTGTTCAGTCATCTAACTTGTAAGTAAACACTTACACTCAACTCTAAATAGAGGACACGAGAATATGAGCGACCAACTAGAAAATATTGAACTATCAATTGATCAGGCCAAACAAAGTATTGCTGATATGGATACTTTGCAACGACTTACAAAAAATGACGATTTTAAGAAAGTAATCCTGGAAGGCTACTTTGAAAAAGAAGCAAGCCGTTTAGTATTACTTCGTGCAGAACCATC